GAATGTATTATAACATCCAGGTCGTGCGTTCATGTCCTCAAGTGTATACTTAAGATTACCACATGGACCACTATTATTACGACCACCTGTTGGAATATTATAACCTGGTTGAAAAGATCCTGGTGTTCCACCAGTAGTAGAACCAGCTTTACCTGGAGTTACAATAACATTTTTTACATCTTTACCTGATGTTCTCTTTCTCCAAATATTAGTTCCCTCTACTTTATTATAACCTTCTTTTTCTAATCTAGCAATTTCTTCTTTACTACTTACTTTTCTAGGAGTCTTACCATCACCACCGCCAGTACCTCCAGTTTTCATATAAGAATAATCATTATCTCCATAGTAGCCACCCATCTCAGCTAATTGTTCTCCCATACCTTCTGGTAAAACAGATTTAGCTACATCAGGAATACCTTGAGGAAATCCTTTCATAGCTTCTTGTACTAGAGCTAAACCGCCAAGCTTTTTTTCATAGTTATCAATCATACGAGCAGCAGTAGCTTTAGCCATTTTATCAGTATATGGATCATCAAGTATAGCCTTATACTTATTAACATCATACTGTTTAGCTAACTGAGCTGGTGTATACTTTTGCTTAGTATCTGGAGACTTACCAAATTTACCAAGAACAGCACCACCAATTCTTAACTTCTTAGTATCAGAATAGATAAATGTACCTTCTGGAACATTTAATGGTGTACCACCTTGGGTATGTCTTTTGCCACCAATCATCATGTGTTCATTCTGACCATCATTGTTAAAATCCCCATAAGCAGTCTCACCTCTTTCAGCCTCAATATTAGCCTCACTTCTATCCACAGGTTGTAGAGTGTTAGATACTGACTCATATGGATTATCTGTCATATCAGAATATACATTCTTCTGACCTAGGTCTAAACCATAATTTGATTGACCACCATAAGCCATAGACTCTGGAGATTTTCTAATTCTTACTTTATACGTTTTCATATTATAATATATTACAAATTTATAAAAATTCTATGTCTCCACCTGAAGAAAGTATAGACTTAATTTCATCCTCTGTTAGTTCATAAACATCACCTTCTCTATAAGAGATAGATCCGCCATCAGCATATAATTGCATACCACTTAGTTTTTGGTATGCTTGTTTTCCTTCCCATCTAGCAAACTGCTTTATTAACTTATCACGTTCTGCTGGAGTAAGATCTGCTAACACCTTATCTTTACCCATAGTTTTTACAATGTCTGGGGTAGATGCATTACTCTTATCTGGACTACCGCTAACCCATTTATTTCTAGCTTGAGATATTGTAAGGTTAGAATAGTTTGGACCAAACAAAAGATCCTTTGCTGCTCTTATTCCTGTTTCAAAATCCGGAAACATGCTAACATAACCACCAGAATCTCTAGCCCCTTGTTTACCACCATACTTAGAAGTAAAATCTCCATGGTGTATATTTAAAGGATTATTATGAGTTAATGCTATCTCTCCTCCACTAGGTTGAGATGATCTATTAAAGCTTACATGTACATGATCTGTATGAGGATTTTTTCCATCATAAGGTCTCCATGAATTTGATATAGATGGATTCCATATCTGTTTATTCCAAATAATATATTTAATATTTTTATCTTGAGCTTCTTTAATAAGTTTTTTAGCAATTTCAGAACCTTGGTCAGCATTTTTAATACCAATATCTAAAGCATCTCCAGTATTATGATCACTTTTTGTTTTTTTATGAGCTTCATCTCCCCATATACCTAAATGCTTAACACCTGGAAACTGTGTAGAAACTTCTTGCCATGTTTGTTCAGCAACTGGATTAGCACCACTACTTGAAGATCTTGGTGCTGGAGCAGGACTACCAGCATTAGAATCTGCAGGAGCAGATGTTGCATATGGTATTGGTGCTGATAGTTCAATAGGGTCTATAGGCATAGTCAATGCTTCAGGAATAACTCCTCCACCATACTGTGCCATTCTAGGTAAGAACTGACCAGTGTACATACCTTTGTTTACAACATACTCATCTGGTCTAAACTCACCAAATCTACTTCCACTAACTACATAGTCTCCACGGTTACCTGACATTTCACTAGGTACTTCAGGGAATAAAGAATCTGTAGATGTTTGGCGTCTTAACCTTTTATCAAAGTCTTGTTTTCTTTTATAACTATTAACAAGTTCAGTACCAAAGTTACCCCAAGAAGTAAGTCTATCTAAATCTTGAAATGCTTTATCTACAGGTTGACCAATATTTTTACTATACCAGCTACCTAGGTTTGGTGAAGCAGTTTGTAATAAAGGATTAGCAGCCCCGCCACCACTATTAGGATCTGTTGAATATAATCTAATAGGATCTCCAAAATCACCTGTAGTAGTGGTTGTACCATCAGCATTAACTACGGTTACTTTTGGTAAAGGTGGCAAACCAGATTTATCTAATGAAAAAACACTATTTGAAAAACCTTGATTAGGTATAAAAGGAAAAGCAGAAGCTGCTGCAGGTAAAATCTGAGTAGCTGCATTTGTAGTACTAGCTGTAGTATTGTTTGATTGAGCCGTAGGTTGTACAGGTGCTTGAGCAAAAGGTTTAAAACTTAATTTTGGAAATTTAGGACCTGATGATTTAGCAGCACCTACTTTATCATAACTAGGTGCACCAAACTTTTGTCTACCACTATTTAAAAATACTGATGATTGATTAAGTATTTGATTATAATTTGGATCATTTGGACTTATCAAACTACCATTATACATTAACGTTGTAGGAACGTTACTCTGTACGTTACTCTGTGTATTAGCTTGAACTGGTTGAGTAGAAGCAGACTGAGTAGGTGTTTGAGCTGGAGCATTAAAATTTGTAGCAGCAAACTGTTTAACACCATTTATAGCATTTCCAACAGCTGGTCCAATTTGCGGTATAAAGTTTTTAATATCAGTAACCGTATTGTTAATAGCTGGTTTAACTTTTGGAATAAGTTGTTTAACTCCACTTACTGCACTATTAACTGCAGTATTTAAAGCTGAAGTACCAGGGGCTTTATATGTTCCCCACATAGTTGTTCTAGGTTTCCAAGTATTAGCATAAGCTATATTAGGATTTCCGTCTGTTTGTTTAGTTGTTCTATAAACATTTAATTTAGAAGTATCTAAATTATTAATAAAGTCAGGATCAGAATACATTTTTTCAATATCTTTTCCATACTGATTCCACTCATTAGGAAATGAGTTAGGACTGTTTAACTGATCTAAACTTATTTTACCAGCATTATAAAGAAGAAGATCATTAGGATTACGACCTGTATTAAATATATAATCAGCCATCCTTTCTCTCATACCCATTGGATACATAGATACTTTAGGAAGATACTGTTGTTTAAATAAAGCAACAGCTTCATCTAAGTTTCTTGGATTTGCATTATTAAATCCAAATGTTGGATGACCACTACCATCACCCAATCCCTGCTTAGATTCATACTTTAGTATTTTACGAATCCAAGCATCATCTGGATCTCCTTTCTGACCAGCAAACTGTGCTTTAGGTAAACTCTTTCCTGTGATACGTATTCTCATTAGTCAATAATTTCAAAGTTATAACCACCTTGTTTTAACATCTGTAACTGCTCTGGTGTAACATCAAGTATATCACCTTCTACTAAACCACCCATTTGTTTATTCCAACTTGCAGCATTACGTGCAAAGTTAGCTCTTTTTACTTGAGTAGAACTGTAATCTTCTTTATTAGCTAATACATGAGATGCAAACTCTTGTACACCCATGCCTGCTGATTGAGCTGATGCAGTAAACTTACCTTTATTAGCTGGGTTAATATGAATACCACCATATTTTTTATTACCAAATAGATAATTTCTAGTAGCTTCCCAACCTCCCATCATAGGTACAATATCAGATTGCAAACGTCCTAAGTCCATAAACCTAGGATCTTGATTAAACTTTTGTTGAAAAGCTTTAGATCCCATAGGTGTTGAAGACTTTTGTTTTAGCTTACTAGCAATAATATATTTTTGCTCAGGGTTAAATCCAGATGTATCATCAGCTACAAATGTTTTAGGATTCTGCTGAAGAAATTGTTTATACTGAGCCATAGCAGCTTTCTTTTCAGTTTTATCTACAGGAGACTCCATCCAATCATAATCAAACCCTAGTTGACCAGCATACTGTGCAGCATATTGTTTAGCAACTTCTTTATCCATAGCAGCTACTTGTTTAGCCCATGAGTTCATGTCTTTAGTAGCAGCTTTATTTGCAGCATTTGCTTCTCTACCACGAGCTACTTCTGCACTACACTTACCTGTTACAGGATCTTTTTCTTGATCAGGACAATCGTAGTAACCACCTTCTTCATACATACCACCACACTCGTAGCAAGGTTCTCCACCCATTTTATACCACGCATTACCACTAAATGTAGAACCACCTTTTTTCATTTCTTGTTCTTCCATTTCTTCTTCCTCACCTTGACCTTCAGGATTATACATCATGTAGTCAGAAATAGCATCAGCTGAGTGATCCATAACTGCTAACTTAGATGCAATCCATGGATCTAAGTTTTGTTCTGGTGAAACAAACTGACGAAGCTTATTCATTTTATCAGCTACTGCAGACATTTGTCCTAAAGCCATTTCACCATTAGGTTCACCACCTTCTGCCATAAGTTCCATTGGGTCATAGTAACCACCATAACCCATATTGCTTAAAATCTTAGCTTGTACATATTGAGGTAATGCATTAAAACCTGCATTGTTAGTACCACCGTTTCCAAATACACCACCATAAGCTGCTTCTTGTGCACGGATCTTTTTTTCTTGATCTAACATTTGCTTAGTTGGCTTTTTACCAGATCCTTTATTAGCACGAATGTTATCCCATAAACCACGTTTAGAATAAGAGCCATCAGCTCTACGGATCATTTCTCCACCACCAGCAAAAATACCTGTTGTATATCCACCGTAAGCCATAGCAGCTTGAGCCATATCAGGTTGTTGCTGCTCCTGTTGAGAAGCACCTTGTTGAATAGTTTGAGCCATCTGCATAATAGCTTGCTTCTGTTGTTCAGGAGCCATCTGAGTAAACTGCTCTAACAACTGTTTAGGATCAATCTGATTCATCTGAGCATAAGCTTGAATGATCTGCATAATTTGATCCTGTTGACCACCTTGTTGATAATACATTTCTTTATTTTTTATAAGTTACTTTAATACCGTGTTTCTTTTCTAATGGTTGCTTACCCACTTTTACATAATTACTTTTCTTATAATTTTGGCTAAAGTAATCAGCTTGTTCAGCTGTAGGAAATTGTATATACTCTCCAGTATCTTCTGCATAATTATATGCATCATCTCCAGTTAAGTATTTTAGAGTACCATTCATATTTACAAGTTCAGGATAAGACCTTCTACTCTTTGGATCAAATGTCATAAGATGTGAACTAGTCATACCTTTACCATATCCTGGAGCTCCTTTAGGTGTAGGAATACTTAGTCCATCATTTTCTATAGCACGTCTAATAAACTCTAAGTTTCTGTTAGCATTAACTGTACTATCTAAATAACCAACTTTATCTGTATCCCATAGACCACCACCTTGCATATAATCTGTTTCACCTCCGTCTTCCCAAGTCTTTCTAGCAAATGCTCTAAAGAAAGGATTACCAGCTAAGTTCTTTTTATGTCTAGCATAGAACGCTGCTTTACGTTCTGGGTCTTTAGGATGTTGTCCTAGTTTAGAATCACCAAAGTATTTAACAACTCCACCAGGACCTGTTACTTTATGTGTCTTACCTTTACGATCATTACTTCTGGTAACAGTATATCCACCATTAGCCATCATAGAAATCTGACCACCCTCTTCTTGTACTTGTTTGTACCCTTTCCACCAGTGTGGTTCAAATACAGAATACTTAGATGGTTTAGCATACTCAGATCCTGGCATCAATACTCTTCTACCTTTTGAGTAACTATTTATTAAACCTTGTGAAAGATCATCCCCATGCATTACTGTACCCTCTCCAGCTGGTGCAAACCAAATATCTGATTTAGGAGTTGTTATAATTCTTTCCGTTCCTAATTGGTTAGCAAGATTATTTCTTTGTTGTCCAGTATACCAAAGATTACCTTCCTGAAAGTATGGATAC